ATATGCAAATGTTGACTTGGTATCAGGAAATGTTCCCACAGGATTAACCAGACCATCCTTTGATGTAATAATTACCCCAAAAGGAGGTCATGGAGCAGATATTTATAGGGAATTGGGTGCATATAATGTTCTCTTATATTCAAGAATTGAAAATGACATACAAAATCCGGATTTTATTATAGGAAATCAAATAGCAAGAATAGGAATTGTTGAAAATCCTAAGGCATATGGGTCAAATCAAAATCTTGGTATAGATAAGGCAAGTGCAGTTTATGCCATGAGATTAACAGGAGCAGGATACAGTTCAGCATCATTTATTGCAGATTCTATAGTATCTCAAACAGTTCAAACTGGAAAAATTGCTGTAGGTAAAGTTATTAATTATGACCAAACAACTGGGGTTCTTAAATATTGGCAAGATAGATCTCTTGCAGGATTTAATACTGTAGGAACAGCACAAACAAATCCATTATATGGATTTGATCTTACTGAATTTACCAGTTTTCCTTCTGCCGGTGGAAATTTGGTTATATCTGGTGGATCGGTGAATCTATCAATAAGTACATCATTTACAGGTATTTCGACTGTAATAAATAATAGAACCTATTATCTGGGTCAATCTTTTGTTAATGGGTTATCCAATCCTGAAGTCAAAAAATATTCAGGAAATATCATTTACGTGGATAATAGACCATCTATCACAAGATCGTCAAATCAAAAAGAAGATATTAAAGTCATTTTGCAGTTCTAAAGAATTATGTCTCAGGAAACCAATCTCAATGTATCGCCATATTTTGATGATTTTGATGCAAATAATGACTATTATAAAGTTCTTTTTAAACCTGCATATCCAATACAGGCAAGAGAACTAACTACTTTACAGTCTATTCTTCAAAATCAAATTGAAAAATTTGGTCAACATTTTTTCAGAGAAGGTGCTAAGGTTATTCCAGGAAATACTGGATATAATGCACTGTATTATGCTGTTCAAATTAATAATACATATCAAGGAGTTCCGGTAGAAGCCTACGTATCTCAATTGGTTGGGGCAAAAATAACAGGACAAACATCTGGAGTTACTGCCGTAGTAGAGCAAGTTCTGTTCTCAAAAGATTCTGAAAGAGGAAATGTAACTCTTTATGTAAATTATTTGGGTTCCAGTACAGAAAATAATACTTCTCAACAATTTTCTGATGGAGAGTTATTAACTTCCAATAATATTATTTCATCTGGATTATTGGGAAATTCAACTATTGCTGCAGGAGAACCATTTGCATCAACGATTGCTAGTAACTCTGGTGCAATCGGATCTGCATTTTCAATTCAAGATGGTGTTTATTTTATTCGTGGTCAGTTTGTAAGTGTAAGCAAAGAGACTATTATACTTGATCAATATACTAATAAACCAAACTATAGGGTAGGTTTGTATGTAAGTGAAGAAATTATAACTTCAGATATTGATCAATCATTAAATGATAATTGTCAAGGGTTCAATAACTATGCTGCTCCTGGAGCAGATAGACTAAAAATTACAGCATCTCTTTATAAAAAGAGTCTGAATGATTTTAATGATAATGGATTTGTAGAACTTGCTACCATTACCGATGGTGTAATTAGATCTCAACAAAAACCTGGAGGGAGCAGTTCTGCTGGCGGAATGGCATATCAGGATTGGACTGATATCTTAGCAAGAAGAACTTATGCAGAATCTGGGGATTATTATGTTTCTCCATTTGACATCAGCACTAAAGAATCATTAAATGACAATGAAGGGAATAGAGGAGTCTTTAATATAGGTCAATTTACTTATGGTGGTTCAACGCCATCAAATGACCTGGCATTATATCAAATTTCTCCAGGTAAAGCATTTGTTAGAGGATATGAATGCGAATCTCTGAATTCAACCTTTTTGGACGTTCCAAAACCAAGAACTACTACTACACTATCAAATCAAGCAATTAATTATAACACAGGTCCAACCTTCAAATTAAATAGAGTATTTGGGGCACCAAAGGTAGGACTGGGAAATACTTACTATGTAAGTTTAAGGGATACTAGAGTTGGTACGTCCCAGACTACCTCTCCAGGAAAAGAAATTGGTGTTGCAAGAGTTTATGATTTCAAATTAGAGTCAGGATCTTACAACTCGACAAATTCAAATTTAAATGAATGGAGTGTTGCTTTATATGATATTCAAACAACAACAGAGATTACATTAAACGAAACTATATCTCTTGCCGTTCCCTGCAGAATCAAAGGAAATAGTAGTGGGGCTACTGCGTTCCTGAAGGATGACGTAACTAATTCAAAAGCAATTGTTGTTTATGGTAAGAGGGGAGATTTCATTGTAAACGAATCTTTCAGTTTTGATGGAATTGTAGATGGCAGAGTTGGGGTTGCAATTACTTCATATGATATTTCTGATGTAAAATCCATATATGGTTCTGTCGGCACTGCATCAACATTTACTGCAGATACAATCCAATCCCCAAAACTTAATGTTGGTATAGCGTCTATTAGTCCAGTATCGGGAGGAATTAGTACAGTAAGAAGTACATATCCATATTTTCCAGGAACAACAAAAGTTGGCAATGTTGTAAGATTTACAGATGTTACTAGTGTTGATCCAATATATGCCCAAGTAGTTGGAGTAACAACAAATTCATTAACAATTAGTGGGATTACTACTGTAGCAGGTATTTGTAATAATAAACTTCCATCAGCATTTGCCACTGCAACAGATTTTACAATACTTAGTACCAATTTAGAATCATCATCTGACAATACATTATATACAAGATTGCCAAAGAAGAATATCTCTTCAGTAGATTTAACAGATGCTTATCTAACCATCCGAAAGACATTTACAGTAAATATTACTAATAATAAATTATCAACTGCTGTTGATGCTGGACAAAATGAAACTTTTTTGCCATTTGATGAGGAAAGATATGCAATTATAAGATCTGATGGGTCAACCGAAGTATTAACTTCAGACAAATTATCTTTTACTAATGGTGGAGCAACTGTTCAAATTTATAATTTGGGTACTAATAATACAGGAGCAACTTTAGTTGCAACTTTAAGAAAGAATAAACCAAAAGCAAAAATTAAAAGAAAAAATAGAGTAAATTATACTACAGTAGATAAATCAAAATATGATGGATCAGGTACGGGTGCAACTACACTAGATGATGGATTAACATATGGAAACTATCCGTTTGGCACCAGAGTTCAAGATGAATTAATTTCTCTTAATGTATCAGATATTGTTGAAATTTATGGAGTATTTGAATCTTTAGATTCATCTTCTAGTCCATCAGCACCAACAATGATTATTTCTGCTGCAGGAGGAGGAATTACTCAGACTACAGATTTGATTATTGGAGAAAAGTTTACTGGTGAGTCTAGTGGAGCAACTGCTATTGTTGCAGAAAGATTAACTAACTCCAAAATTTCTTTTCTCTATAAAAATAACAATACATTTAAAGAGGGAGAAAGAATTAAATTTGAAGAGTCTGGAGCACAGGCTCAAATTACAATCTTAGATACACCTAGCAAAAATATTTCAGCAAACTTTACTTTTACAACAGGTCAAGAATCTACATATTATAATTATGGAACTATTAATAGAAAATCTAATGCAAACGAACCATCCAAGAAATTAAAAATATATTTTTCAAATGGTTATTATGAGTCAACAGATGATGGGGATGTCACAACAGTAAATTCTTATACTGGATTCTCTTATGCAAAAGAAATCCGATCAATCAATGGTATAAGAAATTCTGATATGATAGATATCAGACCAAAAGTTTCTGATTATACAGTTTCCGAAAATGCAAGATCGCCACTAGAATTCTATGGAAGAACTTTTAATGCTACAGGAAATTCTGCTTCTAATGTTTTAGCATCGGACGAATCTATATTAGCATCATTTTCATATTATCTTGGCAGAATTGATAGAATTTATTTGTCAAAGGATGGAAAGTTTCAAATAAACTATGGAACGCCTTCAGAAAAATATGAAAAACCTGTATCAGTAGACGATTGCCTTGAAATTGCCACAGTAACTTTACCACCATATCTTTATAATACTTCTGATGCAATTATAGAATTTTTGGATCATAAGAGATATCAAATGGTTGATATCAAAAATCTTGAGAATAGAATTAAAAATTTAGAGTATTATACAACATTATCTTTACTTGAGGCAAATACTGCAAGTCTATTTGTATCTGACAATAATGGTCTTAATAGATTCAAATCCGGTTTCTTTGTTGACAACTTCACAACTCTAAGAGCACAAGAAGATGGTATTCTATACAAGAATAGTATTGATCTCGAAAATAAAGAACTTCGTCCACAACATTACACAACATCAGTAGATTTAATTAATGGTCCAGTTGTTGGTATTAACTATGCTACAGAAGATCTTGCCTTTGGAACTATCGAGGGCATTAATGTAAGGCAAAGTAATGATGTTCTTACATTAGATTATTCTGAAGTTGAATGGCTCAAGCAATCATTCGCAACTAGATCAGAAAGCGTAACTCCATTCCTAATTAGTTTCTGGCAAGGAACTCTGGAATTAACTCCAGCAACGGATACTTGGGTCGATACGGTAAGATTAGAAGCAAAAATTATTAATACTGAGGGTAATTATGCAGAAACTCTCTCTGATGCAGTTAAGAGACTGAATGTAGACCCTCAAACTGGCTATGCTCCAACTGTTTGGAATGCTTGGCAAACTACATGGACGGGGCAAGAAACCGTCAATGGAACTGAAACAAGAACGGTCACCTCTGGAGGAAATTGGCGAGGTGGTGGTGGAGCTATAGAAATTGTAGATACTGAAACAACAACTGTTTATCTCGACACAACAAGAGAAGTCAGAGAAACTGGAGTTGAAAGTAGAACAGGATCTACAACTATTGTTACTGCACAATTTGATAAGACATCTGTTGGTGACCGAGTTGTTAGTAGAGATATAATCTCTTTCATGAGATCTAGAAATATAGAATTTGTTGCCAAGAAAGTTAAACCACTCACCAGATTATATGCATTCTTTGATGGAATTAATGTAACAAAATATTGTATTCCAAAACTTCTTGAAATTCAGATGGTTTCTGGAGTTTTTAGAGTTGGAGAAACTGTTACTGGTATTTCTCGTGGAACTGGTCTCGGAATCAACGAATCTGCAGATAGACCGAAAATTACATTTAGAGTTGCTAAGTCAAATCATAGAGAAGGACCTTACGATGCACCTTCTATAACATATCCACAAAATCCATACACATCACAACCATTACAAGATACTTATTCATCAACTTCAACTATAATTAACGTAGATACCTTTTCATTAGCAAATCAACCGCAAGGAGAGTATAGTGGATGGGTTGAAAGTGATATGACTCTTGTTGGAAAAACAAGTGGGGCTCAGGCAATCATCACAAATGTAAGATTGGTATCAGATCTTGCTGCCAATCTTATCGGCAATTTCTATATTCCCAATCCAAATAATGGAGCACATCCAAAATTCCAAACAGGAACAAAAACACTAACTTTTGTCAACAATGATGCGAATGATCAAAATGTTGCAACAACGGTTGCCGAAGAGGCATTTAGTGCCAGTGGAACATTGGAAACGGTTCAAGAAAATATTATTTCGGTAAGAAATGCAAGGATTCAAAATAAGCAGGAATTTGATCAGAGAGCTGTATCCAGAACAACTGGAACGCAGATTGTTAACAGTACTGTAATTTCACAGTCAAGTAGACAAGTCGTAGTTGGTTGGTATGATCCTTTAGCACAATCATTCTTAGTTGACAATGATACTGGAATATTCTTAACCAGATGTGATGTTTTCTTTAGATCAAAGGATGACATGGATATTCCAGTCACCTTCCAACTGAGAACTATGAATAATGGTTTCCCAACACAAAAAATTATCCCATTCTCGGAAATTACTTTAGATCCAGAACAAATTCAAACTTCAGGTGACGGATCTGTAGCAACATCATTTAATTTCAAAGCTCCTGTTTACTTGGAAGGTGGTAAGGAATATGCAATATGTTTAGCATCAAATTCAACAAAATATAGTGTTTATATTTCCAGAATTGGAGAAAATGATTTATTGACACAAACATACATTTCAAATCAACCATATTTGGGGTCTCTATTTAAATCGCAAAATGCATCCACTTGGGAAGCAAGTCAATGGGAAGATCTTAAGTTTACTCTTTATAGGGCAGAATTTGCATCTTCTGGAAGTGTAGAATTCTATAATCCAGCATTGACTCAAGGTAATAGTCAGATTGCAAAATTAATGCCAGATTCTATGGTATTAAACTCAAGAAAACTTTCAATCTCTATTGCATCAACTATAACTGATGCAAATATGAGAATTGGTAATACAATCTTACAATATAATACTACAGGAAGTGGTAATTATGTTGGAAGTGCTGGTAGTGCAACTGGAACTTTGAATATTATTAATGCTGGAATTGGATATACTCCAGCAAGTAGTGCTCTTCAGTTTAACGGAGTATCTCTACAAACAATAACTGGTAGTGGAAATGGAGCAACAGCAAACATTACAGTAAGTAATGGTGTTGCCGTTGCGGCAACTATTGTAAGTGGTGGGTATGGATACAGTAAAGGTGACGTTTTAGGAATTACTTCAATTGGCAATTTTAATACTGGATATAATGCCAGATTCTCTCTTGTATCAATTGCAGGAACAAATCAATTAATTCTTGACAACGTTCAGGGAGATTTTCAAGTTGGAGTTGGGAATACTTTAAGATTTACAAATAATTCGGGAATAACAACCAATATTAATGGAATATCTGGAAATGTATTAATTAATGCAATTAATGTTAAACAAGATGGTTTGCATATTAGGGTAAATCATAAAAATCATGGCATGTATGCCAATCAAAACCTGGTCTATATTTCAGGAGTTCAATCTGATGTCAAACCAACAAGGTTATTGGTTCCAATTAAATATAATTCAACTTCAACAATTTCTGTTGAGGATGTTGCAAACTTAACAACTTTTGAAGGAGTTGGAATTGGAACAACAAATCCTGGATATTTGCTAATTGGTAATGAAATTCTTTCATATACAGCAACATCTTCCGGAACAGTTGGTGGCACAATTGTAAGGGCAATAAATGGTGTCAGTGAGGACTATCCTGCCGGAACGCCAGTCTACAAGTATGAAATGGGATTAATTTCATTACTCAGAATTAACAGAACTCATGATCTCCAAGATGTAACTACATCAAATTCAATAGGATTTGATTATTATGACATAAAGATAAACACCGCAGAAAATGGTATTGATCGATCAACTTCAAGTATTGGATTCCCAACTCTTTATTTTGACCAAACAAAATCTTCAGGCGGAACAGAAATAACAGCAACACAAAATATTCCATTTGAAATTATTACACCAATTGTTCAGAACGTAACAGTTCAAGGAACATCACTCAGTGCAGAAATGAGGACTATTACCGGAACAAGTATAAGTGGAAATGAGTTGCCATATATTGATAATGGATATGAGACGCTCGCTATTAACAAATCAAATTATCTTGACAGTACCAGACTTATTGCTTCTACAGTAAATGAATATGACAAACTTGATAATCTTGAAGGCAATAAATCATTCAATATGAGATTATTATTAAATACTACTAATACAAAATTAAGTCCAGTAATTGATACCCAAAGAGTTGCTGCTATTTTTACTTCAAATAGGATTAATAGTGTAATTACAGATTATG